GTTTCGGAATCTCTATATGCAGGAACTCCGGTTGTCTCATTTGATGCATGTATAGCGAAAGATATTTTAAATGGAAACAATGGACAGCATATTAAAACCGCCGACACTTATGCTTTTGCTGATTACATTGTGGAATATGTTAGAAAATCAAGAAAAGAAAAAGAAGCAATGTTTATTGAATCTAGTAAATCATTTGTAGACTTTTATGATGAAGAAAAGATGAAAAAACAATGGATTAAAGCACTGGAGATATAATGATTACTTTTTTAGATCTTGGAAAGCTAGGAAGATTAGGAAATCAGCTTTTTCAATATGCAATGTTAAAGTCTGTATCTTTAGAAACAGGGTACGAAATAAAAATACCAGACCCAGAGAATATTGAGTTTGAAAATCAAAAGTGTTTGTTGAATCTTTTTAGTATCTCATGTGATTACTTGCAAGAATCAGATTATCAGGAACTCAATGCGACATTTTTAGAGAGAGACCATTCAGCATTTTATCCACAAGTGTTTCAAGTTCCAGATTTTGTTAACTTTCACGGATTTTTTCAATCATATCAATACTTTAAAAAGTATGAAAAAGAAATTAGAAAAGAGTTTAGATTAAATAAAGATCTAGAAAGTTTTGGCTATGATTATGTCAACTCCTTGAAAACAAATAATGAAAAAATAGTCAGTGTCCACATTAGGAGAGGGGACAATAGTGACGGAACTAATCCAGAATACTTAAATTATTATGGAGAAAATGATATACTAACTCCGGATAGTAGTTTTGGAAAATACTTCTACCCTGCTTTGGATACCTTCGAAGGAGAAAATGTAAAGTTTCTTGTTTTTTCTGGAGGAAGCAGAAAGGGAATGAGTCATAACCAAACAGATATCGAATGGTGCAAAAGCAATCTTAAAGGAGATAAGTTTGTGTTTTGTGAAGGCAATACAGACATTCAAGATTTTTCTGTCATGAAAAACTGTGACCATCATATTGCTAGTCATATGACTTCTTTCGGATATTGGGCTGCGTTTTTAAATGACAAGCCAAACAAGACTGTTATTGCGCCATCGCATTATACAATCCCAGATGACGGGAGAGTATCAAAAGGGTTTTACCCAGATAAATGGAGAGTTATATGAGAGATACAGCCACAAAAATATCTCAGTGGTTAAAAGATTACATGACCACTAGTGGAACAAAATGTTTTGTAATTGGAGTTTCGGGCGGAGTTGATTCGGCATTAGCTTCAACATTGTGTGCAGAAACTGGTGCAAAAACTTATGTTATTAACATCCCTATTAAGTCAAAACAAAAAAATACAGATTTATCACAACTTCATTGCGACTGGCTCTGTAAACGATATATGAATGTCGAGCAACTTCACATAGATGCCACTTCTGCATATGAATCATTTGAGGGAATGTTTAAGGAATCATCTAATTTTAATCTTCTGGCAAATGCTAACTCAAAATCTAGAATGAGAATGATGGTGTTGTACTATTTGGCTACTGCAAAAAGCGGTCTTGTTGTTGGAACAGGAAATAAAGTTGAAGATTTTGGAGTTGGCTTCTATACAAAATATGGTGATGGAGGAGTTGACATTAGCCCAATAGCGGACCTCACAAAAACGCAAGTTAGGCAAATGGCTGCTTCTCTAGAGATTAGTCAAGAAATCTTAAATGCCCCTCCCACTGATGGATTGTGGGAAGATTCTAGAACAGATGAGAGTCAAATCGGCGCATCATATGAAGAACTTGAATGGGCTATGGCTCATGTTGGCAGTCTCACGCAGAGGCAAAGAGAAGTGCTTGGAATTTATAATAGTTTTAATACAAAAAATAAGCACAAAATGGAGCCAATACCTGTCTATAAGTTAGGAGAATAGTATAATGAAAAACGTTTCTGTTATTGGAATAGGAAAGCTAGGTCTTTGTTTTTCTTTGACTTTGGAAAAAGCTGGATACAATGTTGTTGGAGTAGATGTAAATAAAGATTATGTAGAATCTTTAAACAATAAAACATTTAGTAGCTCTGAACCAAGTGTCGACGAGTATCTCCAAGGTTCAAGTAACTTTACAGCCACGACTTCCCTAAGCGAAGCAGTCAATCATTCAGACATGCTATTTGTTGTTGTTGCAACTCCATCATTAGAAAATGGCAGATATGATCATAGGCAAGTTGATAATCTTATTAATTCTATTGAGATGCTTGGGGTTTCTAATGCTAGAAAACATTTTGTGGTGTGTTGTACGACAATGCCCGGATATTGCGACTCAATCAAAGAAAGAATGCTGGCTTTAAACTATGAGGTCAGCTACAACCCAGAGTTCATTGCTCAAGGGACTATTATTAAAAACCAAGCACAGCCAGACATGGTTTTGATTGGAGAATCTAGTGTAGAAGCTGGAGATATTCTGGAAGAAATCTATGTAAAACATACAACAAACGAGCCACGCATTTGTAGAATGACTCCGACAGAAGCAGAAATAACCAAGATTGCTTTGAACTGTTTTTTGACTACAAAGATCGCATACGCAAATATGGTCGGAGACATTGTAAAATCTTCAGGCGGAGATCCAAATGTAGTCCTTAATGCTGTTGGGCAAGACACAAGAATTGGAAACAAATACCTTGGCTACGGTTATGGATATGGGGGTCCTTGCTTTCCAAGAGACAACAGAGCTTTAGCAATATACGCAAAAGACATTGGTATTGAAGCATTAATCAGTCTCGCTTCTGACGATAGCAATAGTAAGCATTTAGATTATCAAATAAAAGAGTATGTAGAGAACAATGATAAAAGCACAGAGGTTGTTTTTGATTATGTCACATACAAGCCAGAATCTACTTTGTTGGTTGAATCACAACAACTTGCATTCGCTGTTGGTATTGCTAATGAAGGCTTTAAAGTAAAAGTTAGAGAAAGAAAAGAAGTTGTTGATCAACTCAAACAAAAGTATGGAAACTTGTTTGAATACGAGGAAAGATAAATGAAAAAGATTTTAGTTTGTGGAGCAGGTGGATTTATTGGCGGAGCCATGATGAAGCGCCTCAAGGCGGAAGGACACTGGGTTCGAGGAGTGGATATCAAAGAACATGAGTATTTTGATTGCCATGAAGTGGCAGACCATTTTGTTCTTGGAGATTTGAGAGACCCACAAGTTTGTGAACAAGTTGTAACCGAAGATATCGACGAAATATACCAGTTTGCTGCGGATATGGGCGGTGCAGGCTTTGTTTTCACTGGAGAAAACGACGCAGATATTATGCACAATTCTGCTATGATTAATCTTAATATCGCAGATCAATGTGTTAAAAAAGGAGTTAAAAGAATCTTTTATTCTTCATCTGCCTGCATGTATCCAGAGCACAACCAAATGGATCCAGACAATCCAAAGTGTTCCGAGGATTCTGCATATCCAGCAGCGCCCGACAGCGAATACGGATGGGAAAAACTCTTTAGTGAAAGATTGTGGTTTGCGTTTGCTAGAAACCACGGATTAACTGTTAGGGTAGCACGATATCACAACATTTTTGGTCCAGAAGGAACTTGGGACGGAGGAAGAGAAAAAGCTCCAGCAGCATTCTGTCGCAAAGTAGCACGATGCCCCGAGGGAGAAACGATTGAGGTTTGGGGTGATGGAAAACAAACTAGATCTTTTTTGTTTATTGATGAGTGTATTGAGGCAACAAGAAGATTCATGGACAACGAAGATTTCCAAGGTCCGGTAAATATTGGATCTGAAGAAATGATTGCTATTAACGATTTTGCTAAAATGGCTATTGCAATTTCTGAAAAAGATGTTACAATAAACAACATCCAAGGACAAGAGTTTCAAGACAAATATGGATTTCCTTGTCCTATTGGGGTTAAAGGAAGAAACAGCGACAATGCATTGTATAGGGAAAAGATGGAATGGGAACCTTCTCAACCTTTGTTAGAAGGCATGAAAACAACCTATGCTTGGATTAAGCGACAGATAGATACAGGTGAAAGCAAACAATGAAACTAGTTGTAATTACAGGATGTTTGGGATTTATTGGCTCACATGTCACAAAGAAATGTTTAGATTTAGGCTGGAAAGTTTATGGCATTGATAACTTCACTTACGCTGCAAATGAAGATTTGGTAGGATATTTCTTTGAAAAATATCCAGAAAACTTTGACTTTGTAAGAAGTGACATCGCAGACCTAAAATATTTACCAGATTGCGACTATGTAATCAATACAGCAGCCGAAACACACGTTGGAAACAGCATTATTGACAGCAAAGACTTCCTGAAATCAAACATAAATGGGGTTCAAAATCTCCTTGATTTGATCAAAGCAAAGCCAAATAATGTCGATAACCGACCGATTTTGTTCCACTTTAGTACAGATGAAGTCTATGGAGACATTGTAGCAGGTGATCACTACGAAACAGATCACCTAAACCCAAGCAATCCTTATTCAGCCTCCAAAGCAGCAGCCGATATGCTGATTACTGCTTGGGCGAGAACCTATGGTGTAGAATATGTTATTTTCCGCCCCACAAACAATTATGGACAATACCAATATCCAGAGAAACTTATTCCCTTGGCTGTAAAACTTTTACAGAGAGGTAAAAAGATTAGACTTCACGACGAAGGAAAGCCGATTCGTAACTGGCTACATGCTGAAGACACTGCAAATGCGGTCATAACTATTATAAATAGTGGAAAAACTAACGAGATTTACAATGTTGCAGGTGGCTTTGAACAAGAAAACCGTGAGACAGTACGAAAGATTATTCAATCTTTTCATGGAGGAGACGTTGATTGGCTTGATCATGTCGATTTGGGCTATAAAAGAGAAGGTCAAGACGTTAGATACGCCTTAAACGACGATAAACTGCGATCTTTGGGGTGGAAACCTCAAAAAATATTTAACGAAGAGATACCAAAACTGGTAGAATTCTATAAAAATAACTTTAAATGGTAGGAGATAGTATGAAACTTTCAAAACAAGCAATGGGATCACTTATGATGGCTCTCCAAAAGAGTCTTATGGAACAAAGTGACATCACTGAGACACTTGAAAAGATGGATTTTGTTCCCGGAGCAGACGATGAAGGTGCAGAAGCAGAACTTTATGTAAAAAACCCTCCTCTGGTCAAATTTGGTAACGAGGATACAGTACAAGAGGGCGAATAATGCCAAACTATGTGTATGAATGCTCTGACTGCGAAGAAGTAATGGAGATTTATCACTCCATGAGTGAAGATAGGACCGATTGTGAAGCCTGCGGAGCCAAAAGTACACTAAATAAGATTCCAGAAGTGCCGATTTATGTAAAGTCGAACACTTCTGGCAATGTTGTTAAGCAACATATCGAAGAAGCTAAACAACAAGTCCGTGAGGACAAAGAGCAAATGCGAAAGGACTACACCGGTTGAGCTTACTAATCTTCTTTTTGATACTTTCAGTGAGCATCAACGTGCTGTTGGTCTGGTATATTAGAAAAATGCTACAGAAACTTCTTTATATTTCTGATAGCATCGGATCTTTATTGGTATCAGCCAAGAACTTTTCTCAACACTTAGATGGCTTGCATGCTATGGAAATGTATTATGGGGATGAGACACTTGGAGGATTGATTAGGCACTCTAAACAAGTCATAGAAGACATAAAAGAGTTCGAAGACATCTATGCTTTAACCAATGAGGGTCTAGAAGATGATGAAGAACAAGAGTGATGCCAAAAGCCAAAAAGAAAAATCTATACTTTACACAAGTACATGAAGATGCAATCGTTAAGTATGCAAATACGGACGACATCAAAGTAAGAACAGAACTTTATATTGAATATATCGAACCAGCTTTTAACGAGATGGTTGATAAAATCATCTATACTTATAAGTTTACAAACCTTCCTAACATTGAAGTATTAAAAGACGATTGCAAGATTTGGCTCACAACTATTCTAGATAAGTATGATCCGAATAAAGGATCAAAAGCCTTCTCATATTTTTCAGTGATTACCAAGAACTGGTTCATTCACAAGGTAAAGAAGACAACATTAGAAAATAAAAGAGAAGTTCAGTTAGATCAGATTCCAAAAAATATTGAGATTAGACAGTTCACAGTTGTAAACGAGTATGAATCCAGTCGTGTTGAAAAAGAATTCTGGATGAGTTTCTGGGAAGAGGTGAACTCTTGGGAAACTGTTAACATGAAACCAAACGAGGAAAAGGTTTATGAAGCAGTAAGGTTGATTTTCTCAAATCCAGATCGGATTGACATCTTTAATAAAAAAGCTATTTACTTTTACATAAGAGAAATCACCGGTCTCAACACAAAACAAGTCGTCAATAACTTAAATAAAATGAGAGTCAAATATAGAGTATTCAAAAAGAAATGGGATCGAGGCGATTTGTAATACTTTTTTGTCCTTCAACTATTTATTTTTGTTATGAAAGACTTAGAATCCTACATTGATGAAGCAATCAAAAACATAAGAAGCGACCGTGCTATTACAACAACTCTACTAATGGAGTTGATGGAATACATGAAGACCGAGGACGAACGCAAAGAAAAGGTTGGTCCCATCGCCGCTAAATACGTCGAAACTTTACAGAGATCAAACGAGCAACTTGTCAAAGTCAGCGCCCTCCTTCAGAAAAAGGTTGGAGCAGATCAAGGACTTAGCGACGAGGACAAGAGTGAGTTGTTTGATCTTATAAAGGAATCTGGAAATGGCTAAAAAACCCAATGTCAAGACTTCTTACAGTAAGATATTGAATATTGGTTACGGAGTCTTGAACCCAATCAGAGACACGTTAACTGGCAAGAACTTTGATCATTCAGATGTATCAAGTATAGATCTTATAAGAAATATGTATAAGTCGTTTTATTCGGCAAATACATTCCTTGGCACCGGTCCATTTATTGGAATCGTTTTGAGAAACGAGGGACCAACAAATAAAAACATTGCAGATATATCTAGTTGGGTTTCCGGACCATTTTCTCATTATATTAGAGAGGATGCTGATTTGGAAAGCACCAATGGAAGCGGCGGAGGGATTGCTAAAGAAAAGGTAATCAACCTCCCCGGTCTTCTGCAATTGAGAGTCAGAATACCTGAAATACATGCAGCATTACCAATACCCAGTTATCTCCCGACTTTACAGCAAAGGGGAGAAGAGTATGACATAGATCACAGAATAATCAATCAATATCCAGTTTTTGTTGCACAAAACTCAAAAGTGTCTGGGTTTACGCCAGCACCGGGAGATTTAGTCTGGGTCGACTTTCAAAACAAGAACACCCTAGAAGGAGGGATATATGTAGGACCGGTCAACCAAGGAGATGCCCAGAACCCAGTAGCAGGTGCTGGAGTTACAACCCCCGGAGGAATAAAAAGCATGTTCAACAAGCAAGCTTGTATTGAATCTGGGAAAGACAATTGCGAGGTTCTTTTCCCTCCGTTGGATTATGAAGATGCAAACCTCAGCATACAACCGGGGAAGCCTTTTCTTCCACAAGGGTTTGATTTAAACTTTGTCAAATTTACAGATATGAAATTGGATACCTCTGGAGGAAAAGAAGGAACAAACTTTAGTCAAATCGGAGCAGCGTCTTATAAAAGTTTTCTTAGAAGTGGTAGGAATAAGCTAGTAACAAATAGACCAAAGTTTTTAGGATATGGTCTCGCCACAGGAAATCAGTTAACCAGCTATGCTGGAGATAACATTGGGGTTCACAAGCTTGTAGCAACTAGGCTTAATGCTTTAAATGACTTTTGGGGTCACTTCTATAGAGCGTTTATTGATGGGAAATTTGATGGAGTAACAGCAGATAACTTCAAGTACCGTGAAGCAACCAAACAATCGCCAGTTAAGCCATATTCTGAAAGATTTACTGTTTCTCAAGGTATGACAGAGAGAACAGGGTTTATTGAAATAAGCCCTTCAAATATAAAAAAATATATAGAAAATCAAATATCTCAAAAAAAACCCGGATCTAAATCTGCAATAAACTTTAGCAAGCTAACATATCCCGGAATGAGTAATCATTCTACTGGATTGGCTGTTGACTTTGGAAATAACGGGATGCACCCATCTCAAGCTACTCTTTTTGGTTACGATAAATCAAAAAAATCAGGCATCCATATTCCACAATACGCATCTATTGGTTGGAAGTTTATGGCTAAATATGGATGGTTATTTGGATTCTATGCATATAAAACTGAATCGTGGCATTGGGAAATAAAAGTGCCCAGAAACAGTTGGTATCATGCTCAAGAGTTTTGCGATTCCAACGTGTCAGTCAAAAAGAAATACAGAAATGGATTTCAAAATGTTTCCAGCAATCAAGGAAATCTATTGACTGAAAACGAGCGTAATGCTCTTGGGCAACAGTTGATTAATTCTGGAAGATATACAGATGAAGAAATAGTAGCTACTTTGGAGAGAGTAGAAAAAGAAAGGATAAGTCAAACAAACCAGTTAGCCCCAGTAACTTTGGGAGACATTATTAACAATCCAGACATTGTTCCAGATGAAAGCTTAAGAAATCTTTACGAGGAAGAACTCGACATTGTATTCGACTACAATATACCATTAGACATGCCTCTTCCATATTGTGTGTGGGTTAGAGAATCCGAAAATGAAAATGGAAGAAGAGAAATATCATCCTTTTCTGGAGCCCGAGGAGTGGTAAAACAATATCTAGAAAACTCAGATTCTGCAATAAGCTTTCCAGCAGGTGGAATAAAAGTAGATTCTCAAGAGAAAAAGCAAGAGTTGCTAGAGAAGATAAGAAAAGCATCAGATGAGTTTACTGATCCAACAAAAAACTACTTTAGTATCAAATATTTTAACCAAAGAAGAATAAGAGAAATAGACTTAAGACAAAGAGATACAGATAGAAGAAGTTAAACAAAAGAAAGTTTTAAGGTAAAATACAATAAAATGACTGAACAAAAGTATAAAAACAGAAATATCGACAAGAATTCTTTGGCAGGCTGGACCAATTCGGTTCAAGAAGCTTGGGATAAGCTTGATAAAGAAACTCAAGCCAGATTGGAAGGTTTTGGAGGCGGCAAAAAGATAGAGCCAGTTCCTCAGTTCATTCAGTCAGACTGTGAAGAAGTTATTCATGGACAAAACAATACTTGGATTGTATTGGGAAGAGATAGACCGGGATCTAGAGCATCTGGATATGGTGGTGATGCATCTTCTGGTGCTGGATCTATTGATATTTGCGTTGGTCGAGCATCGAAAGAGGCAAAAAAAGGAACCAAAGATGGAGAACTTCTATCAGTTGATAACGATTTCAAATCAGATGCTGCAAGGATATATATCAGTCAAAAGACGGCTATCGATAAAAACTTTGGTTTAAGACCGGGATACCAAGGCTCTCCGTTTCCAAGGTCTGCTATTGGTATGAAAGCAGACTTGGTTAGAGTAGTGGCTAGAGAAAACATAAAACTTGTCACAAGAACAGATGATATCAACTCACAAAGCGGTCCCATCGGAGTAGTAGGAGGAATCGATCTTATTGCAGGAAACGACGACTCAGGTTTGCAGCCTTTGGTAAAAGGGAATAACTTAAGAGAGTTATTGTTTTATATGATTCAAGATATTGTCAATGTTACGCAAGCAGTGCATGATTTAGCCTTAACTCAGCAAGCTTTTGACGGCATACTCGCAGGTCATACACACGTTGTAACAACCCCTCCATCACCAGTTACTCCGCCTGTCCCCATTGGTGTTGCTGTTCCTTCTATTGAAGTGGGTGTAGGAGCAGGAATTAAATCTGTAAAATCGTTGGTGCAAGACTATCCTAGCCATATTGCACAAATTATTAACAATGTTTTATTGAGATTCAAATATTTAACACCGGGGGTTGGAGATTATATTTGCAGCGATGCAAACAATACTAACTAAAAGAAGCTGTTATGTCTAATAAAGATTTTTATTTTAAAAAAGGAACAGAGCCCAAGAAGAGCGTAAAAGTAACTTCTACTGCTACAATCAAAATACCGCTGATCGATCAGTGGAAAGTTGGGGACTGGAATCATGGTTTTGGTATACCATTTCAACAATCAAGCCCTAAAGGGTATTTTGATGAGAACATTTCAAACTATGATGGCGATGTTTCTAAAGCTTTGTTGGCATCTGCTGGATTCGGTGCGGATGTATATAGCATAGCTGGTGGATCTTCATCAAAGCAAGAGCAAGTAAACAAGATCTTAAGAAGAGAACTGACAGCCGAAAAGATATATCAAGATAACTATGTTGCTCCATTGTCATTTTTTGCAATGTACAAAAGCTGGGATTCATCTAAGTTTACAGATTTTATTCTTGAAAACTTAGTTGGAAAAGCTTTGACTCAAGCAATATTGTATAACTATTTCGGATATCCAGTATCAAATATTGGTAGGGTTGCAGGAAGATCTGGATTTGGTCCAGACGGACAGACAGAAGAATATGTAAAAGCATTTCCTCCGGGAAGCAATACATTAATCTATACTGACTTACAAAAAATGGGGAAAATATCCAACTTCGGATCTTCAGCAACTAACTTATTGAACGATCAAGATGGATTTGACCAACAGACTGGAGTTTCAAACTTCAACTTCTTTTTATTGGGAGAAGAAGAGCAAGAGACTCTCGTAAATCTAGACTTAAGAATCACGCAAACATTGGCGGGATCTTTTGGAGAAAGTAGTGCAGCAGGTAATAGCTTCTCTGTTGTTTACTCCAATTCAAAAACTAGCCCAATCGCACCAACAAACCTGACATTTGGAATAAACTATTTTGATTACGTTTGGGCTGATAGTGATCCGTGGGACTATCTCGAACCACTTTCTACACTATCTCCAAAGTTTGAAAGCGGAAGGCAAAATACAAACTTTGATGCAATCGATCAAAAGCTGACCCCGACACATGCAAAAATGTTTATGCCGGGACTAAACAGCGCAGTTTACCCTTCTTTGGCAGGATTAATGGGTGGAGAGCAGGGGGCTTTCACAACCAAATGGTATCACGGAAACAGCGAGCAGGCAGAATCACCAGCTAAATATTTTAAGTATTCAAACTTGGTGTCATCCTTGAAGCTGGTTCCCCCCGGTATCGACCCTAGTCAAGTGCAAGAATATTTGGATAATCCAGAGAAGACATTAAACGAAGTTATCAAAAATGTTTTTGAATATGTGATGCATGTTGTGCCACAGAACGTTAGATATGCTGGTCCAAAGCCAACCATTAAAGAACCGGGAACAGACAGCATAACTGGAGAAAACAAACCAGAAGCTTGTGAAGATTTGTTGTCTGCAAATCAGCAGCAAGTGAACAGAATCATAAGTGGTAGCTTTTTTGAGTTGAACTCTTTGCCTCCACTCGTTGGATACTCAAAGCAGGGAAAAGAAAACTATCTTGGAGCATCAGATCCAGATCAGCAGGGTAACTATTCTGGAGATGCACTTAGCGATGTAATCAGTAATGTTCTTTGGGGCAAGGGATCCACTTCATTATTTAAGTACAACAGACCAGATCTGTACGAAGAAGACCCAGCAAGATATTTATATAACAAATCTTCCACAAAAATGGACGCAGCCCAAAAAGAATATTCTTACAAATTTGGTCTGCCACCAACAAACTTTATTGGTATCGGTCAGCCATTGGGATTGTCGGGAGCAGATGCTGATTCAATTCCCGGATCAATAGAAGCTAGAAAGTTCACAGCTATCCCTAGAAATAGACAAACAATCAAGTCTATGTTTGATTCATTGCCAGATAGCACAAGATTGGCTTTTAAGCCTCAGACTGTTAACTCCGCAGTGATACCATATTATGGACACTTTTTCAACAACCCTGAATCTACAGATTCAAAAAGTGAAATGGATGTAACAAGGTTTATTACCTCATTGTGGCTGATGTATCATTTTGGGTCTATTCCTCCATATCTCTATGGAACAAAAGGGCTTTTAGAAGACCCTTTGAGTTCTTTTCTTTTTTATGATGTTGATTTGCATGCTAATGGTGGTCAGGGTGGTTACGGCATTTATGCCGATATGGTACCACTAATCTTTCAACACATAACAAAAGATCCTAGTTTGCTGTCTTACTTGCCTGCTGGAAGTAACATAAATATTAGTGCATTAAGTAATACTTCTGCACTGCTGGGAACTTCAGGAGAAAATCATTTTCTCAACAAGTTCAAAAGCTTTTTTGGAAACTTTAGTGATGTTGGAGATGATGCAACAGGAACTCTTTTTAGTTTGCAAAACATTCTTAACCAACAGGGAAGTGCTTTTTTCGCAGCTAAAAACAATGTTCCTTATGGAGTGAGCCACAAGTCTCCAATGAAGTTCCCAGTTTGGAACTACAGCAGAGAAAACACAGGGCAAGCTCAAAGTCTCAATTCTATTGTGTGGCCAAAGATCATTAATAATAATATATCTAAGGGGTTAGATTATACAAAAGAAGATAGCCCGTGGACTCCATATCTAGAACAAAATCCATCACTCATTAATAAGGAAAGAAAATGTGTTCCTGATTGGTGTAACAAGTTAGTCATTTATCCAACAGTAGAGAAAGAGCCGGTAAGTTACGGTTTAATCAGCCCAGACTTTGGTTTGTCGACAGCTAATATATATTATGGAGAAAACAAAGTTTTATCCAACACATATTTAAATGAAGCAGAAACTTCGTTTGCTACAGTAATCGACTCTTCTAGTCCTTTTGTGAAAAACTATAAAGATGAAAACTTGTCTTTATACGAAAAAGCAAAGCCCTATGTTGTTATAGATTATGAGTATGACACCAACATCGCTGTTGGAGAACTTTATGAAAAACATCCATCTGAAGATTTTCCAAGTGCTTTAGAAAAAGATTACAGACAAGGAGAGGGATCTAGTGAATACTACCGACAGTTACTGTTAGCGAATGCATCTTTAACATACGCTGTTGATCTAGATATCGATGAAGTAAAACTCGTAGCTGACATGGTTCGCCACGGAGTGTTTGCTTTGGCGGGAGAATCAGATGAGTATAGAGCCGCTGGCTTAGACTTGGATGATATCTTTAAAGGTTCTGGCGATGCCGCTTTGTATTCCGAGTCTCTAAAGCAAGATTATGAGCAATACAAAAAATCAATAGCAGGAACTTTAGAGTCAGTAGATTTTTCTCAAATACCTTCTTTTCTCAAAGGACCAGACGTATCTCAAGACATGCTTCTGGCTTTAGATGAAAATCTGCCAATCATTAATCAAAAATACGATAACCTTGTTGAAGAGACAGTTGACATATCGGCTGCTACAAGTTATGTTTTGGTGAATAAAGGTGAAAGTGTTTCTGTAACTTCAAAATCTATCCTGAAAGTTCAACCGGGAGAAAGAGCAGATTCTCTTGCGCCTCTAACAAACTTTACTGTATTAAAGGTTTTAAAAGAATCCGTCAATGGAGAAAACAAGTATGACCTTGTTCGAGTTGTAGATCCAGATTCGCCATCCAATGGTGTAGAGGGCTACATTGAAAGAAATGACATTGTAACAATAGAAAAGTTCAATGGTTTCTTCTCGGAAGTATTCGAGTCAGAGAAACTGCAAACTGCAAAGCTCGATGGTTTGCTAGCTGTCAAGCAATTAACAGAAGGTCAGAGAGTTGTTATACCGACTTGGTGGACAAATGAAGTCCCATACTATCACACGGAAGATGCAGAATATTGGTATGCCGTAGAACTTGAAGACACATGCGTGTTGACTAAGGCAGACTTAGAGCTTAAAAAAGAGCAAGCACTCCGAAAAGGTGTCGAAGAGTTATTTGCGTTCCATGGAAAGCTGATCAGTTCTGATGAAATAGATAAGTTCATAAAAACATATCTTACTAGTAGAATAGAAGATTATTATATTGACATTAGACCGGGAGAGAATGTCAAGTTTCTTTTGAAAGTCGGTGCCATTTACTTGCAGGCATTCCCAAATATTCAAAAGTCTCTTGCAGAGTTGAAAGGTGAGTCGAGTAAAATCTTGACACTTGATACAAGATATTACATTAATCACCTTGTTCAGGCTGGCTATGGATTGAATCAGATGTATCTCGACATCATCAAATCTGATTTCAGAGTTCAAGGGGTTAATTTTGCTCTTGAAGCAGAAAGACTAGACAGAATACCGGTATTGTTTAAAAAGCTTGTTAGTTTTAATGGTTACTTAATAGCGTCAGAAGAACAGAATCTAATCAACATTGGTTTTGACTCAGAGTTTAATGTAACTTTTATTTCTTACAATGAAGGTGCAAAAGAGGATAACGAAAAGCTTTTGAATATAGGCTTTGAATATATCAAAGAACAAGAGCCCTTTAATGTAAAAAATACCATGTCTATATTCTTTTATCATAGACAGTTAAAAAATCCTTTATTGAAATGGCAGCAGGCAATCAAGGAAATGTTCCTAGATCCCAAGCCAACAGTTATTCCAAAGAGCGAAAGCACATTGCCAGATATTCCTTCTTCAAAGTGCAAACCTCCAAGATTCACTTTGCCTTCTTGGCAAGAGTTGTTGGGACCAATTGCTGGACAGCTAGACGATGCTTTACAGTTAGATCCACGTTTTGACTTGGGATCTTTCCAGTTCAGCTTAACAGATTACCTGCCTCCGTGCCCGAAACCACCGACTGGAAAAGGTGGCGCTCTTTTTAGAGGAGAAGTTGAAACTGAGTCAGAAAGATTGTTCTTTGATTCATTTGAATCGCTAACAAGAATGAAAGACCTCCAGCTTGGCTACAAAGAATACGTCGGGGACTTCATGTCTTCAGCAGAAGGTTTGCGGCAGATAGGAGACAATGTAGTTAACTTGGATGATCTGTGGAGCAATGTTCTACGACGTGTTGGGGGTCTTGATGCGATTTACAGCAAGATTTGCAAATGTTTCTTGGATTTGGCAGGGATTGACGAGATCGGAGTGCCCAACTTCAAAGTAGACCTCCAAGGACCATCAGCAGGCTTAAATGTCAAGCCCTTGTCTTATGTTCCTGCTATAGGAAGCAATGCGCCAGCAAATCAATCTGTAACTGGAGGAGCTAAAGCAGGGTGGCAAAAAGATCAAGAGTATGAGTATGATTTAGGGTCATTTGGTTCTGGGCAAGACTTTGCAGACTCATTTAGTAATGAGAAAACAATGTTCGATGCAGAGGATTTAATCTGTTCGTATTGCTTAGAAATCCCTGATTTTTTCTTAAGATTGCCAACTACAAATATTTTAGATTTCTTCTTGGATGCCTTGTTAAAGGCGCTTGAATATATCTTGGCACAACTTTTGGTCGAGCTTTTTGCTACATTGCTTGAGTTATTACTTAAGTGTCCTGAGATTACTTGCCCTGAAGGAGTCAAGAGGGTTGTTGACTATGGAGCGCAAGATCTTTCGAATATCATTGCAACTCCCGGAATAGGACCTGCCTCGGCTGTCTTTGAAAGTTGCGGTATAATAATGGACGAGCAAGGAACAATTGCTGCCGATGTTGAAGCTCTTTTGGCAGACATATCAAGCAGTCTAAGTTCTGGAGAAGTCTTGGAGCTTCTTGATGGCTCTATGTCGATAAGACTTTCGAAAGTTGTTCAAGGCAAAATAAACAAGTATCCATCATTAGCCTCGCAGCTTCCAAATACTGCAAGAGCGAGAGACTTCTTCAGATGCGTTGGATTCAAGGTCCAACCAGAGAAACTTGCAAAGATTGAGAATGACATTATTGAAACATTCGAAAATCCTGACATATGTGACAATATTTATGAGCAAGCCAAGGCACAACTGAGAAGTAAATGTGGAGACTTAGATGAACAAGACAAGCTTGTAAAAGCAGCCACAGAAGTTGACTTGGATAACTACATCAAGTTAGCAAATCTGATCAGAAAAGTTCCTGATCTAACTCAACAGATACCTTCTTTGTTTGCAGACGATAAAGGAAACAAGGGTATTTTGTCAGGGTTGCCTAACCCAACAATAGATCACGCCATTGAACAAACTGTTAAAAACATGTTCAGGGTAGTTGAAGATGAGTTTTCTAGAGAAAGCACAAGGTTAACTAATGCAAATGCAAATGTTTTGGTTAAAGCTAGCAAAACCAGAGAACTATTGACAACTGGTAATCCATTGGGAGCATTGTTTTATGCACCACTTTATCCATCTACACCTTTGTTCCTCGCTTCTATAGCTACGCAACCAAATCTGTCTAAGAATGCTTTGTATAAAGACTTGTGGTTCCCAATAAATGACAGAACTGCTCCTTATACAGAAGACTTTAACGGAAATAACACTGGTGATGATAAGTATTTGCTTGGTGTCGATGATATATTGACAGATCTAGCAACTAATTCTCCAACGTACTTAAGCACAAATGAACAAAACGTTTCGCTAAATGTGCAGCTACCGGAGTTTTACGGGCAAAAAGTAAAAATAGATTTATTCTTTTCTAATCCAGATGTAGATGAGCAAGACAATTTAGTTTACACAAACAACCTTAAAGTATTCTTTGATACTCCGCAAATCATTGAAGCACCATACAGTCTGCAAGATTTGGGAGTAGAAAACAAAAAGGTGTCAGATTCTATGCTGCAACAGTTGGAAAAATATCCTTTAGAAGATGCCAATATACCTCCTCAAAAGCAATATTTTGCAAGGCTGTTCATTGATAAGGCATTACCGCCCTCGGAGGATTTGGGATCTGAAAAATACAACAAAGCCGTCCAAGAAATGTATCCAATATTAGTAAACGACATGTATGCTAGTATATTTTCTTCAATCCTATCAGGTATTTCGGAGACGATCGGCAACTCAGAGTTGTTGAGGTCTTATAATGTTGATTTGTTTGATGATTTAGCCAAAAACTTCCCAATAGCATCTGGGCTTGTGTCTGTACTGAAGGGGCTTTGGGAAGCCGCAGGGGTAGATATAACTGCTCCAACAGGCAAGAAAGAGCTTGGTTTGTTAAGTTTAAAGCCAGAAAAGTTTTTTGACAAAGACGGCACATACCTCAAAGGTCTTATGGATATGAAGGTCATAGAGAAGAAAGTAAAAGACAATTACGATTTCTCAAACTATGATGATCCAAACTCAAATGAACTTGGAATGTCCCACTTTGCTTTACTAGAAGGGGCTCTATCAGCTTATATCCAGATTGTGTCAGGAGATATATTAGTTAGAGCATTGCCAACAATAAGTAAGTTTCCAAAGTTTTTATTAACTGAAGGTGATATGTTAGTAGAGCTTATTTTGAAAAGCTTCAATAAACAGCTTGACGAATCTGGTGAAGGAGAAAAAACTAAGCTACACGAAACATGCATGGAAATGATTTCTAGAAGAAGTGTCTTTACTTATTCAGACCCAGAACAGACAGAAGTTGGAAATGCTGGAATGATCTTGGATAAAAGAACTGGTAAAGAGTATGCAATAGAAAACTCTAATGATGCCATAAGGTTTTTGATTAGAGAAAATCTTGATTATCCTCTTGATTTCATTTTTGCAAAGCTTGGCACCTTCGGCGGATCTGGACAGAGTTTTACGAGTATATCTCAAGTAAATCCTTTAGATTTAATATCTTACAATGCCCCTCTGTTTGTCCACGACACAGCATTCTCCAATGGAGTTGATACACCACCCGCAAATGATCAGGATGCAAATGCGTATGACTATCCAAGTTCTTTGTTTTCTGATGCTAGATTTGAAGAGTTCAAAAATGGAAAGTTTGTAAATCAAGTTTATTATCAAATAGAAGAATGGGCAGACGAGGCAGAAGCTCAGGCTGGCGGTGGTATCTATGTCGAATCTTTAGTAAATAGAGATGCAAAATTGAAAGGAGTTCTTAGTCAAGATAACCTATTTGAATTAATCAGATTAATGTCTGGACAACAAAATCTTGGCAACTTGCAAGGATCCGGAGATGGGCTTTTGACTTTAGATCAAAATCAAAATGAACCTTTTGTTAAGTTTTTCAAATCTATAAATCTTGGAACTAGATTCTGCTATGCATTCGCCACATCTGAACTAGAGCTAAACGCAGTAGAGTTCGGAGGAACCATTGAAGATGGAAAAATAAAGCCATATTCAGATGGTCAAAGCGAGACTTTAAAGAGCTTGTCAAAATCTGTTGATGAACTTATTGGGATTACTGGAGATATCTCTGGAAAAGGGTCTCTGTCTCTTTTGATTGATGAAGATTTTAAAAAATACATAGAGTTGACAAAGAGCATACTTGTTATCGAAAGAGATGATTACAAGCTGGATGCTTTTAAAACTTACATATTTCCAATCATTGAATCAAAAATAGATTTAATGAACAATGATACAGGAATGTCTTTTGAAATATTCAATGAGCCAACTCAAGAAGTAGCATTAAGACCAGAAAATATAAGAGAGTTACTGTTTGAAGAATATGGAATTAGCTTATTAACAAAAAACTTGACAAACATTGTTCTCTCTGATGAGTACGGGGCATTGTTGCAATACTCTTTCCCAACAAAAGATTTGATTGATATTTTTACAATATTTAATATTGCCATTGTTTCTGCGGACCCAAATGTAAAAGAGGCGTTTTCTGGAACAAAAAATGCTTTAAAAACATTATTCAATAGTATTTATGATATGACTGGACCTGAAAAATACAAAATGATATCTGGTCCAAAATTTTAATTTTTTATTAATGGAAACAGAATAAATGGCTTATTATGCCCCGAAACTACCTTTATCAAGAGATCCAAATACTGGCTATGCAATGCTTGACAATCTTAAAGATGTTGTAAAACAAAACTTTAGGATGTTAATCCTGACTGTTCCGGGAGAACGGATCATGAACCCAGACTTCGGGGTTGGTCTATATCGATTTTTGTTTGAACAGATCCCCTCTGAAGAACTGCAAGATCGGATTCGTGGAAGCATTATTAACCAGACTAGAACGTATTTGCCCTACATCTCTATCAGAGATATGTCATTTGAGACAAGCGACAATTCTCCCCATACAACAGACTATAACACTTTGTATGTCAGAATAGAATATTACATAAAAACTCTAAATGCGTCAGATGTGCTGGAAGTTAGTGTTTCTGAAAATGTTTTTTAATAAAAAAGACTATTTATAGAGTTATTTATTTGAGAGGATAATACTTTGGGCAACATACAAGAAACACCACCTATTTCATATACAAGTAGAGAGTTCGCTACTATCAAGGCGGATCTTGTATCTTATGCAAAAAGATACTATCCAGACACTGTTGCAGATTTCAGCGAAGCATCTTTTGCATCGATGATGGTTGATATGGTTGCATATGTGGGCGACGTATTATCTTTCTATGTTGATTATCAAACAAACGAGTCCTTTTTGGACACGGCAATCGAGTATGATAATATATTCAGATTAGCTAGACAAGTTGGATTCAAACCAACTCGTTCTTTTTCTTCCACAGGAGAAGTTACACTTTATATTATTGTGCCTGCATTGACTACAAATGGTTCAATCGGACCAGACTTGTCATATGCGCCAATATTAAAAAATGGCTCTAAGTTCGTATCTTCGGGTGGCGTAATCTTCACTTTAACAGAAGACGTAGACTTTTCCAACCCAGCAAATGATATTGTTGTAGCATCAACAAACTCTACAACTGGTGTGCCTTTGTCATATGCAGTAAAAGCGTATGGAAAGCTGGTATCTGGAGAATTTAAAATAGAATATATTTCTGTTGGTGATTATGCAAGATATCCAAGATTTGTTTTAGCTGATTCTAACATCGTTGAAGTTGTATCTGTTGTTGATTCTCAGGGTAACAAATATTACGAAGTAGATCACTTAGCACAAGATATTGTATACGAGCCAGTAAAGAACACAAGATCTGATAATAGCTTGGCACCGTATGTCATCAAGCCAAGACCTGTTCCAAGAAGATTTACGGTTGAAATGATCGGAAGAAATACCTTCCTTCAGTTTGGACATGGTTCAGACAAAAACCTTACAACTGAAAAAATATCAGACCCATCAAAAGTTGTTTTACAACAACATGCAAAAGAATATGTTTCAGACAGAGTATTTGACCCAACTCAGCTTTTAGAGACTGACAAGCTTGGAGTGGCACCATCAAACACAACTTTGACAGTTATTTATAGATCGAACACAGCTAACAATGTAAATATTGCCACCGACTCGCTTACTGAAACATCAGATTTGCAGTTTTCATTTTCGAATATAGCTTCATTGAGTTCTGCTCAAGTATCGAATGTTGTATCGAGTTTGCAGTTTGAAAATGAAAGTCCAATAGTTGGAGACACAACGATTCCAGATGTGGAAGAAATAAGAAATAGAGCTTTGGGATTCTATACTGCACAGAATAGAGCAGTAACAAGACAAGATTACATTTCTTTGATTTACAACATGCCTCCAAAGTTTGGATCTGTAAAGAGAGCAAACCTTACTCAAGACAAGAATTCATTCAAAAGAAACTTGAACTTATATGTTTTGGCTGAAAATCAAAATGGAAATCTTATTCAATGTCCTTCTACAATAAAGAATAACTTAAAAACTTGGCTTGCAAGATATAAAATGATTAATGATACCATAGACATCTTAGATGGCAACATAATCAACTTATATATAGAGTACGAGGCAATGATAGATAAAGAAGAAAATAAGTTCGGAGCTATCGATGTAATCAACAGAGAGTTGGCTAGTTTTTATACAAACAAGTTTGATCTCGGTGAGCCATTCTTATATTCAGATGTCTACGCTGTTTTGAAAGATATTCCGTTTGTTTTGGACGTAAAAAGTATTTCTGTTGGTTTGAAGACCGGTCCTGCGTATTCAACAAGTTATTTCGACATCGAAAAGAACAAGTCAGCAGATGGTAGAATGATTGTGTGCCCAGAAGATCATGTTTTTGAAATAAGATTTCCAAATGCAGACATAAGAGGATCAATAGTCTAATGCCTATTAAAAGATATATAGCAAATGCTGACAATACAATAACTGACGCACTAAAAAGCGACCTAACTACCCGTGGAACAGGCTCCAACATGGGAGCAGCAGACGTTATGGAAGCTTTCTATATTTATGGTCAGGTATCTACTGGTACAGCATCTGTATCTAACTCGGCAGAAAAGTCAAGGTTATTGGTTCAGTTTGATACAGATAAGATAAATGAAGACCGAAACAATGGGACATTACCAGCAAGTGGAAACGTATCATGGCATTTAAATCTTTATAATGCTCCGCATGCCTTCCAGACACCAAAGAACTTTTCTATGACAGTTCAAGCAATATCTGCTTCATGGCAAGAAGGTCGTGGATTAGATATGGAAAACTATTCAGATGAGACTTATGAAGGAACTGGCTCAAACTGGATCCTGAGAGGCGCATCTGGAGATGGTTTTGCGGCTTGGACAAACCCCGGCGGTGATTTCCTGAGCAATGAACTGATTTTGAGTTCTAGTGGTTACGATGATTATAGTGTATCATTTGTAGATGGAACGGAGAACTTAACTTTAGATGTAAGCGATTTGATGGAAAAGTGGCTAAATGGAGACACAACAAACTATGGCTTTGGAATTAAGTTGGCTGATGCATTTGAAACCGGCTCTTATTCCTACTACACTAAAAAGTTTTTTGCAAGATCAAGTGAGTATTTCTTTTATAGACCAAACTTGGAAGCAAGATGGGATGATACGAAAAAAGATAATGCTGCCAACTTTGTATTGAGTAGCTCTTTGGCTACCGGAGACGACAACCTAAACACCATCTTCTTATACAACTATGTAAAAGGAAGGCTAAAAAATATACCAGAGTCTGATAATCATGCAGACCCGTACACAGTCTATGTCAGTATATACAGTGGATCTACTGGCAATATTTACAACAAGCTCGGTCTACCAGTTGGGGGTGGAGTAGTTGCCTCTGGAGACTTGAACGTGACCGGAGGAATCTTCATCGGTCCAGAGGGTGCAGTCGATGGTATATATACAGCATCATTTGCAACTACATCCTCGGTTGAATCGGTCTATCCTGTTTGGCATTATGAGGATATAGTAACATACCACACAGGTTCTGAAATTGAAGTTAACAATATTAATGCATACAACTACAATCCAAATCAAAAGTATTTGACAACTATTGATAACCTTAAGCCAATATATTCTCAAGAAGAAAATGCTAGGTTCAGATTGTTTGTTAGAGAAAAGAACTGGAATCCAAATAACTATACAGTTATGCAGTCCGAGTTGAAGCCAGAGGTTATAGAAGATGCATACTATTCTGTTTATAGAGTGACAGACAACTACGAAGTTATTCCTTTCGGCACTGGTAGCAACATTGCTCCATTGGCAACTGGCTCTTCCGAGTCATATACTAGATTGTCTTATGATGTTTCTGGGAACTACTTTGATTTAAGTATGGACTTGTTACAGCCGGGATATCAGTATGGCATCAAGCTAGCGTACTATATCAATGGAGACTACAGAGAACAGGAAGAAGTATTTAAATTTAAGGTTGAAGAGTAATGCCAAAGTCACAAGATATCAAGAATCTTTTTAAAAAAAGCAAAGTTTTACCCTCTTCAAGTTTGGATGAAGTCGGTAGAAAAATAGAATCTCCAGAATATGTGGAGGAGTTTTTAAAAGATCAAAAAAGATTTTTTCCAAATATTGATTTTTCTAATCCAACTAACTTTGCTAGGTTTGGATCTGCTGAAGAATATTATAAAAAATCTATTGAAAACATATACAAGTCCTATCCCTATGATGGATCTTTGAAAGAAAAATACGAGTGGCATAACTCTTCTTCTTATTTAGATAACTACCTTTTTGAATACGAGTATCCAAGAACAAATGGATATATTGTCTTAGGGCAAAACTGGGGAACTGTTAGTAGTGGAGATACTGTCGACGCTACAGGCGATGGCGATTCCATCTATAAAAAATCAGAAACTCCTCAATATGTTTTTATCAAGGGTGGACCAAATGCTGCTTCAAACTTAACATATGAGCTAGACAATCCACTCGAAACTCCTGATTTAAAAAAGAAAAGATTTAAAGCGAACTATTACAATCCAACTAGTAGTCATGAACAAAATCTAAATATTGATGGAGCAGCAGGTAACACAGTCGAGTTTTGGCTTAAGTTGCCAACTGATCCAGATACAAGCCAAACATCTCCAGCACATGCTTATTTCGATCTTTGGAATGAAGAGACCATTGGAGATCATTCTTATGGAAGAATTCTGGTAGAAAGTATTTTTGATGTTGATGGCTCCGGAGATCCTGATGGCTCTTACCTTGGAGACTCCATTTTTTATGTGAGTTACGCTTCGGGTTCGTCCGGAGTTCAAAGAGCTAAAATAGGACCTTCGTCTTTTCCAACAAGCGAAAATGTTTCATTATCTGACTGGAATCATTATGCTTTTGTGATACAGAACAACCCTACTGGGTCTGACCATTTGTTGATGAAGCTTTATTTAAATGGAAATCTCATCGACACAGTTCACACAGGCTCTCAAGTTGCTTCTGTTGGAACTGGACCATTGAATGCAAATATTGGTGCATATAGGGGTGGACCAACTACAGCTTTGACCACAGCAGGTGTTGGCAATGGACACGGATCTTTATCTGGCTCATCGATTGATGAGTTTAGATTTTGGAAAACCGCAAGAAACTCTGAACAAGTTGGATTAAACTGGTTCAAGCAAGTAGCTGGAGGAACAAACTCTGACTACGGATCATATGGTTCGAAGTATACTGGGTCTGCAAATCCAGTTGATTTGGGTGTTTATTATAAGTTTAACGAAGGAATCTCAACACAAGATGGCTTAGATAGCAATGTTATAGATTATTCTGGGCGAGTTTCTAATGGTACAATCACAAACTACAGTTCCTCTCCTGCGATGAGGTTTGTCGGTTCTGCTATGGTGAGCGCATCAGCAGCAGAAAGAGAATTTAAAGATCCCATTTTGTACAAAAATCACCCAAGCGTTGTTTCTTATTACAACAATGCTCTTTCAAAAGGCTTGGAGTATGATACTCGAAACTCCATGGGGATATATCGAATGATGCCCCAGTGGATGCTGGATGATGATTCGAGTAAAGATGGATTCAAACTCAGAGAATTGACACAGATTTTATCTAGCTATTTCGATGAGTTATACATACAAACAAAAGAAGTGTCAAAACTTCAAGATATTGTATATGTCAGCGGAAGCTTGACAGGAAGTGCTTACAAACCTCTTCCATTTGCCAACAGGTTGTTGACTAGTCACGGTTTCGCTGCTCCTGAACTGTTTGCGGATGCCGATGTGTTGGCTACTTTGGCTAATAGAGACGAAGAGAGAGAATACGAAAAGACCCTTTTTGATGTTAAAAATCAGTTATATACTAATGTTTATAACAACTTAACAGCGATTAACAAATCAAAGGGAACAGAAAAATCAATCAGAAATCTTCTCAGAAGTTTGGGTGTGGATACAGAGTTATATTCGATCAACTTCTATGCAAATAATGCTGAAATAACCCTCAATCAATCAATATTACCAGCAACAGTTGAGAAAAACTTTATTGATTTCTCTCATACCGGAAGCTTTGGTGCCTCTGTATATCAAAGCACTTCATCTGCTAATACAAATAGTGTTGCATATTTGACCGGTAGCAGCAATGAAAGCGGTGGATTCGACAAAGAAATGGGATTTACGGCAGAAATAGAGACCGTATTTCCTCCACAATTGGGATATGAAAATCCAGCTTATGCACAAAGAGAATATACTCCTTTAACTGCATCTATTTTTGGTATGCACACAGTGCCAATAGATCAGACAGACGAAGGAGACATGACTTGGGCTGAAGAAGATTATGCAAACTTCCAAGTCTTCGCTGTTAAAGATAGATTTAATAGAAATGGGAATGACAATATTACCGACGACGAAGTGTATTTCATGCTCACATCATCCGGTGTCACATCAGCAGACGATGGAATCTTCACTACTCTTATCTCACAAAAGTTTAGAGATGTATACGAAGGACAGAAGTGGAACTTTGCAGTAAAGGTATTGCCAGAAACTTATCCGAATCTTGGTTTTGTTTCTGGGACAACAGGTTACAAGATCGAATTCCATGGATATAACACCATTGGAGACGAGATTGTAAACTCTTTTGTGCTTTCCTCTGATATTTCTGAAGCGGATGGAGCAAAAATGCTCTCTAGAAAGAAGAGAATGTATTTTGGTGCTCATAGAGAAAACTTTACTGGATCCGCCTTGCAAACCACAAACATTAAAGTATCTTCATGTAGATATTGGGCAGTTCCACTGGAGACTGATGAGATTATTGCTCATGCTATAGATGCATCTAACTACGGTGTGTTTAATCCAAATGAAAATGCATTCTTATTTCAAGATTTTGATGTAAATGTTCCAAAGATGGAAACATTAGCATTGAACTGGGAGTTTAGCACTTTAACAGGCTCAGATTCAAATGGTGATTTTGAAGTCGGAGACTTGAGTTATGGAACTAGTGATGGCAGGTTTGGAACTGATTTATCTGCCTTATTAGAAAAACAGCACACGGGTCGTGGTATAGGGTTTGTATCTGGTGATACAAGCTGTGTGACAAAAGACTTTTTGTTTGCCTATAAACAGCAAGTTCCAGACAATCTTGATATATCTGACACAATCAAGGTTCTTCAGAGAGACGATGAAATGTTCACTCAAAGAACCAAGCCGGTTAAGTTCTCAATGTCAGTTGAGAAGAGTATGTATGAAGTTATTTCTGAAGAAATGCTTAATTTTATGGCAGCTTGTGTTGATGCTAGTGCCTTAGAGACACTTGTTGGACGAGGGGTCAATAAATATAGAGATAAGTACAAAGCTTTAGAAAAAGTTAGAAATCTGTTTTATGAAAAAATCTCAAACACTCCAGATTTAGACAAGTATTTGGAATACTATAAGTGGCTCGATGGTGCAATATCTGAAATGATTCATTCTGTTGTGCCAATGTCCTCTGGCTTCAAAGACATTGAAAATGTTGTTGAGAGCCATGTTTTAGAGCGTAATAAATATCAACATCGCTTTCCAACAATGGAGTTCAAGTCAGATATTCCAGAGGGAACTATTAGGGGTATCAATGAGTTGATGTATGACTGGGAATTTGGACATGCACCATACCCTGAAACTGTTGGTCGCCATGCCACTGGAACACAAGAGTGTCTTCCAATTTTCCCTTGTGCAGTAACAACTCCGATCATCTTTACAAGCACTACCGATATCAATAGTGCTGCGTCTAGAAATGGTGAGCACATACAGTTTGATGTTTTGGCAGCAGCAGCTAACCCAACAGATACAATCTTGGTTTCTTTTGTGTCAATTGGTACGCCACGAACTCAAATATCCATTCAGGTTACACCAAATGATGGAACAAACAATAGCGGAACACCTGTCAATATCACATCAGCAGAGATTGTTGAGTTGATTAACAACGGGTCTGTTGCTGGAAAAAATGTAACTATTACAGATTCAAGCAGTGTCCGTACTTTGCAAATAGCTACAGGTGGTGATGGAACAAATCTTGCTAATGGCGGCGAAGGAGACAATTCAAGAGCCACTTTTTCTGGCGGAGTTAATGCGGGAAGTCAATATAGCAACTGTAACTGGTGGAACAAAAAAGCCTTAAGAAGTGAATCATATTTAGAAGTTGGAAATGATGGAGTCGACTTTAGTAGGCAAAACATTCACTCTGCTTCTTTGCAAGTTTTCAACAGAGATTTCAATAAACCATACAAAATCACAATAGACGAAACGCAAACCAAGACAAGATTAAAGAAAAAGTCAATAGTATTGTCTGAAACTAGACCGTTTGACAACAATAGAAACTTGACTTTTAATCAGACTACTTTTGTTACATCTAGTGTTGATTGTGGCGATGACACAAAGATCAATCCAAATCTCAAAAGAAAAGCCGATTTTCAGGTAGAAATCAGCGATGCAACCAATACTCAGTCGAAATACTCGGGAGACCTATTAACTCCTTATTCTTTCTACTCATCTTCTGTTTCTGCAACTCCAACAGGAATTGGAACAGGGTATCAAGTTGGTCCTGAGCATTTGTTAGATTTCTATGTCGACACAAAAGATGTTCCGATGCAAGGTCCATTTACACAGACTCATGTTGGTGGATATGCTCATAGACATGTTGGATTGGTATCCGCATCTTCTGCTAATCAAGCAACCAGACCACAGGGCTGGTATATGTTCGGGTCATTAGTTGGAGGAGCTTTCTATTACACCATTACAAACCCATCTTATTTTGGAGCAGATCTTCCAAGAGCAGACTTTAGTAGAGAAACTATTGCAAAAAGACCTGTAAATATTGCCAATATACAAACCAACACTGCTTCTTTGAGCAATGAATACGGTGGAATGATACCGGTGGGTAACTATGTCAACAGCTATGAGATAGTTCAAACGGCAGATAGAAGCATCAACAATAGATATTTTGCAGAAAACAATGGTATTTCAACTTCTCCTTCTGATTCGCCTGCCGTATTCGGTCTAAAAGACTATACAGTCCCAGATAGAGGTAGGCATTCTGCCATTATGGTCAATAGATTCTCTGCTCCCGGTGGACCAGAAGTTAGCAGTCCCGGATATTTAGATGCAGAATCCGAAACATATTCGGTATATAATGCATTGCCATTTAGAAACCTCACTGTAAGGCAACCGCTCCAAGGATGGTTGACAGATCACAGTGCATTTGGAGGGTACGATAGTGTCCTTGGCGAACCTTCTGCCTCCTACCATAAGACTCAAAGAAATGGCGCAAAAAGAATAGAATACACTATAGACAAGGTTTATGATCCGGGATTTGACGTAACAACGGCTAGTGCTTATGACAACTATTGGGTTCAGCATATGATTCCGCAAAGCGACATGCAATATGCTTGGATTACAGCATCTGCTATATCGGCTCCTTTTGGATATTCTCAACCCGACTTGAGTAATGCTAGCGAAGCTTCAACAGATATACTTTTCGTTAGCGAAAGCCAGCATGTATCTGTAGACAGCGACTTCGGAATATATCCAAATCCTGTTCAAGTTTTTGGAGTTTCAAAAGAAAATGCGTTTGCAACAGAGGGAAGAATACCTACAGATTTTGCTGGATTAAATTACAACGTATTAACAACGATTACTGAATCCTCAAACACGATTGGGGCAACTCTCAATACGGACCTCATAGATGATGGGTTTGTCGAGGATGGACCGGGATATTCAGATGCTAGCAAATATGCAGGTGTTATTGGTAAGCCTGCTTTCTTAAATGCGATCAACTTAAATAGAAACGGCGCTGGCGGCTTCTCTTCTTGGAAACAAGTAAGGCAATCATACAATCCTCTTGTGAAGAATATGCACAAGAATAATCGGTATTCTATTCTAAGAGAAACCCCTCTTGGACCGGGACCAGCAGGTGGTCTTGTTTATTTAAAAGAAACCATCGATTATACAGAGCCAGTTGTAACTTTCAAAAACTATCCTCTTGTTCACAACTTTGTTTTGGATACAAATGATGATATCTTGTTGAGAAACACTTATACTAATAATCTTCAAAAGTTTGCAAATCCTGCAATCAATACTAGATTAAGCTATGCCGGTAGACAAGCCGGTGAAGAAGTATACGACGACCTTAAAAAGATCTACATTGATCAAGAGTTGGATACTGCACAAAGTTCAATTAAGAGCTTCTCTTCTATGATATACAAAGAAACTGTTTATCCAAAGGATAGAAACACTGGTCTTGCCAAGATCCGTGCAAGAGAAAACTATACTGTTTCCAGCGGATCAGACGAGTTCAATGTAAGGCTCGGTAAATCTAGAGCGTTTTGGAAAGACAATATTAATCTTAGATTGAGAGAAGATGCTGCTGCTCGCAATGCAGGAGACATTCTTGTTGTTAGTGGGTCTTCATATTTCGGAATGTCAGATTTGAGCATCTGGCCGCTTGATGCAGAGCAGCCATATTTAGATTTATATCAGGCTTCGGCTTCTTTGGCTCCAAGAAATGGTGATGGAAGTGATGCAGATAATGTATACTTGGCACCTCTTGGACCTAGTGGTGCTACTCTTTCAAGTGATTATGAGATAAAATGGGATAATGTAACTAAAAATGGCGAACTTTCATATGCCGGATGGATTTATACACTATTGCAACCAAACATTCAAGGTAAGGCTCGTGTAGATACCGCTTTGACAGCTTCTGGACCATTTAACAAAGAAGATTATATTTACGCTCCAACTGCTTCTGTTCAGTTTGAATACCCAAATATGGTCCCAAGTGGAACAACTATTCATCGTCATGAACTTGGTGGCACAACGAGACAGACAAGAGTTCCATCTGGTAACTTGTCGTTGATTCCACCGTATAGGGCTGATGTAATATCAGGAAGAACTCCATGGTTTAATTCTTATGAAGAATATATTGATGACATTAAGAGGATAGCCAAAGATTATTCTGTTTTGCCAGAATATAGAGTATCCGATCACATTGAACATTATGTAAACGATGGTATTCTTTCGGATACAAACAACTTCTTGGATTTGATTGGGTCTTCTTTGGCGAATACGTCTAGCGCTGATGGTCAAAGTGGAAAATCAAATAAAGACTTTTTTAAGATTTATTCTCATAGTGACTTTTTGTCAAGCTTTGCAGTACTCAAAGAGGACCACAAAAAGAACGATACAGCAGATTTAAGTAAACTTAGATTAGAATGTAACGGAATCAAAAAACTGTTACCTTATCAGGGATTTTATCCTGCATTGAGATCTGTTCAGCTTGGATCAATGTTCTCTTCTTCATTTGGTAAATACGAATATCTAACTGGCTCGAACTTGAGAGACGGTCAAATGGAAAGATTGGCTGCTCTTTATCAGCCTTTCTTTGCTCCCGGAGTGTTCTTCAACACTATAAAGTCTGGAGTTGCAGTTAGTTACCCAGTTCACACTGGGACATTGCCGACAACAGATCTTATGCAGAGAGACTCTGCATTGGCTGCGACTTATTTTATTAATCCGGGAACAGGAACTCTTGGAACATCTCATCCGGGTGGACCTTTGTCTGATATACCAAACTATGATATTCCTTTCGAAGCGATTTTGAACCCTGCAAGATATATTCCAGTGACTGCATCACAGGGTAGAGAAGACGAAATACTTCCAGCTTCTAATATGTTTTTTGTTTATCCTCACTTGACTTCAAGTTTGAATAATCGTGATCATATTGACGGCTTCTATTTGAGGCAAGAAGATGCTACCAATGGGCTGGTCCGCAGCGGCGCTTCTGGATCTACAGCCGGACAAATATTTGTAGAATGGAGAGGAAACAATGACTCTCTATACTCTTTGGCGTCGAACAACTTCTTCGCAGAGGTAGAAAATCTTTTCTTAGAAGATAGAGCACCATCTCACTTTGTATCGAAACCAGCTTCAAAATTTAAGCCAATGGAGGCAGGAAAAAGGTACTACATGGACGTAGTGATGTATAAGACAGACAACTTCATGTCCTATGAGGTACCGGCAGAATCTTTCGAATACTATGTTTATCCAGATAAGGATGCTGGTAGAACAGATGCTGATCAGATTTATTACATTCAAAGATTAAATGGCGACAAGCAAATGACAGCAGAGGGAGCAAAAACTTCTGTTCGTGGAATGCATTATGGACCTCCTTATCAGACATCAAACTATTTCTACGGTTTATCTGGAACCGGAAGTGTTGCCAATGGACTACCGGCAGCTTCTGCCTTAGAAGATCCAGCATATGCTCCGCATTGCCCTCCTTATTTTTACGGAACGTCAGTTGCGAGAATATCTTTTGTTCCAAAGGAAGCACAGCCGGGACTTGAAGATGGAGAAACATTGGTGTTTGATTTGGATGCCATTTTAGGAAACGCCCAGATAGAAACTGTGTATTTCAATAAAAACGAAACGGTTCCAATGTGGAATGAAGACCCACTATTTTGGACATCGGTGTTTCCAGCGGGTCTGTCACAGATGCAGTTATCATCTTCGGTTTCTTTGTTTGGAAAACTTCAATCAAAGCAAAAGCAGTTTTCTGCTACTCCCGGACCAGACGGAATCTACCACCCAAATCAAGTTGAGACTCCCGGCTTGGGGCAAGATGGTTTCAATCGTTGGGTCATTGAATCAAAGTTTGAATGCCCATCAATCAATATGTTTGGGATGGATACAGAAGCGCTCGGCGCAGGGTCCCCCGGAGACGGTAGAAACGCTGCACCGGGATCAGAAAGGCTTTACACAAAAGGAATCTGGAAAGGTTTTGGTAATCCACCAAGAGGAAACTCGGGGATTTACTTCGGTCTTAGAGAAAGTTTCCCTGAAAAGCTTACCGCAGAAGGTTTGCCAAAGGTTGATTCTTTAACAGGATCTTTGATTAACGCTTGTGGTTTTGAAAACACTGAAAAGAGAATAGGAGAGATTGCTTCTTCTAGAAAGATATATGAAGCTATTGTTGCTGTTCCTATCGATAAGCAAAACAACCCTATTTCAATTACAAAGCATATTTTCAATAAGCAGCTTGAAAATCTTCAAAACGGAAAACCAGCGGTTGTTGCTGGAGATTTTGGAGCACAAGAGGATATTACGTCCACATCGATCAGTGACATGATCACTAAGATGAACAAATACTATATCCCGCCACAAATGGATTTTGTTAAAAACCCAGAAAAGGTGGATCCGTTTGTTATGTACATTTTTGAGTTCGAGCATACCTTGAGTCGTGACGACTTGTCTTACATTTGGCAGAACTTAATGCCGGATATTTCTATGACAGCAGAAAAACAAACATCTGCTATTGAACATCCTGTTGGAAGTAAGTTTGAGTTCTTTGGGTTTGCAAACAACCAGTTTACTCCTGAAACTAGGTGGATGATCTTTAAGGTAAAGCAGAGAGCTAGAAACAACTATGCTTCTCTTACAAAGACATCAGAGAGGTCTAGCGGATTTGATAAGGACACAGAAGAAGACTTGTCAGCTAAGGGAATCTACATCAGCGGAGATCAGGAGCTTAAATACAGCTATAACTGGCCGTATGACTTCTGCTCACTAGTAGAATTAGCCAAAGTGAATGTCGAGGCTACGTTTAGCCCAACTGATAATAACGCAATAGAATCTGAGTTAACAGAAGAAGTTGTTAGCCAGTTTGATGCTCTTACCGGTGAATATTATGAGACTGGTAGAAAACTAGTTGAAACAAAAAAGGAATCTCTCAAAAAGACTCCTCAAGCGAACACAACTAAGCCTTTAGGCAATCTTGAAACAAATATTAAAACAGAAAGATAATGTAAAAGCTATTTAGTAATATGGAATTTTTCGATAGAAAACAAGAAGTAATCGAGATTAAACTCACCCAATACGGCAAACACAAGCTGTCAAAGGGTAAGTTTAAGCCAACTTATTATGCCTTTTTCGATGATGACATCATATATGATACCAATCATGGAGAAAATGGATACGAAGAAGTCCAAAAAGAATCCGAAGATAGAATCAAGAGTGCGCTTAGACCAAAGGCACAAACTGTAACTTACGGATTAGAGACAAATATTTCTACCATAATAGAAACTTCAGAAACAAAAGAAGATCAGGGATTGATTTCCAATGCAAGAGATTATGCCCTTAAAAGATTGTCTGCTCCACCACCAAACAAACTAAACAACTATACTTTAGTGAGCCCTTTGGGTAGTTCCAAGCTTAACTCTTTTTATGTTCCTTATTGGGAACTAAACAGCTTAGTTGGTGAAGTTAGTTCATCATCTGATTACCTAACTGGCTCTCATGATGTAGAAAGAATACCTCAAGTAAATGTCGATATTTTTTACGAAACTTTTGTTAGCAAAGGAAATATAACAGGAGATGAAGATACAAATGAGATTGCAGCCATTCAAAATGGAACCCTTGCAAACCTAACTATCGACGGTGAAGCAACCGAGTTTGGGACACCAGAAACCTATGCGGATACTTCCATATATGCTCCAACAGTATATGAGGATGGCTCACAGGTTCTTATAAAAAGAGGTTTTTCTCTTATCGACCTTATTGAGGGGCACACAGACGATGACATAACAAACTTTGATATTGAAGTCTATGAAGTCAAGGTAGAACTTAGAGATGGTAAAGAAGAAGAAATCCTCACCAAAATGAAGTTTAGAAACAATGAATATTTAGACTTAGGTCAAAATAAATTGTTTAGCGAAGAACTAAATAATAATATACAAATCGATTCGTCATACGTTGAATACTATTTTGAAATAAAAGTTGATGATGAAATAGAAGATGTTGTTAGGGCAGTGGCTCCTGACGCAGCGGATGTTGCAAGTGGCTTGTCGCCTAATAACTTCTTGGAGCCTTGTGAAGATTAATGACTGTTACTAATAAGACAATTAATATCAATTTGGAAAAAACCAAAGGCATAGGAGCGTTTTATCCAGATGTTAAAATAGAGTCCATATCTTTATATGATAATGCTAATGTTTTAAAAACAAAACAAAACCCACACATTCAACATAAGGACGAAATATCTGCCCTTTCTGTTGGGTCTGCAAACTTAGCTTCGGCATTTACAGCTATGGAAGTCGTCCTAGACTTGTATGCACTACTACCAGTCAAAAATAATACACATTTAAGTTTTTTATTTGATGGAGATATTACAAAGTATTTAAAAATTGGAATTGTTCAATGCATCAACAAACAACTTCACAACAGCATTAGTGCGGATGTGTACAACTACGTTAATCCAAAAAGTGGTCTTATAAAAAAACAAGAAAGCGATGCAATAAAAAAGAACACAAAATACGAATCCATAAACTTTTCAGAAAAACTACCAGATTACATCAGTACTGCTTTAGAAAAAGAAGATGGAACATCAGATTTTTCTGACTTAAGCATACAAACAGAACTTCCATACGAAAAAGTAAAAAGCTCGACTGGAAAAATACATTACAAGATACCATTCAAGTATAAGATGATAATACCTGCTACTGCTGGAGGCATCAATGTTGATTTCTTGTCTTACTTTGTTTTTACATACTTCGACTTAGACGAACTTGAAGATTCTTTTACAATAGGTGAAACGGAATATAGCTTAGATGTAGACTTGAGTCCGCTTTTAGAAAAGAAGCTGACACTTGGAGGAGTCGCTAGTGACATTGTTATTAGAAATGGGGCGCTAGATGACAAGAGTTATGCGTATAAATATTCAGAAAATCAACCAGCATCTTTGTCTCAATATCAAAATCAAGTAGCTAACTTCTTTTCGCAGCTTGAAAACACATGGTATACAGGTCCAGTTCATCAAATGGCTAATGGACAATGGATGACTGGCGCAAAGCATGGTGGTCCAAATCAAGAATCGCAATATTACTTAGATAAAATTTCTATACCAAATGTAAAGATCAAAGATTTTAGACAAAAGATAGAGTTAGAAAACTACAACTTTAACTTAAACGAGTTTTCAGATTACTTTACGAACGATGAAGCAATCATCAACTTGACTTCGGCTGCATCTAAGCATACCAAAGAGTTGCTAAAAAAGAAAAATCCAAACTTGTTCTCCCCCATGTATATCTCCAGAGATGTAAATGGTGCAAATAGATTTTTGTTTTCTATTGATATAACGAAATCTGTTATTGCAAATAGCATGTTTGGAGACTTGTTGATGAAAATGTCTTTGAATAACCAGACAGAATTCAACAGCCTTATTAAAAAAGCAAAGATAACAAGCTTTAAAATATTGCGTAAAAGAGTGAGAGATGCACAACTATTAGAAAGTAATGTTGTGAAAACAAACTTTTCAAAACAAGATTTTGCTGAAATGATATGTTTCTCAAACGACGGAGATTCAGGCATTCTTTTGCAAAACTCTTATAATCCTGTCGAGCAACAGGGAAAAGAAGAAAACTATAAATCACAAATAGAATGTACAATATCTGAAGTCAAGCTTCTCAACTCTAATACGGGAATCAGAACATTTACAGGTGTTGACTCTGGTGTATCTAGAAAGATTAACGGCAAATACCAATATGAAGTTCAAGTAAGAATGACTGATCCTATGTTGGGATATCTGGAAAATATCAAAGCTGCATTGACAACATTACTACAAGGAACACAAAACCAAAAAGGATGGATTGAATACATGAATGACATGTCAGATCCAAACTTTTCAAACAAAATATCAGATCGCTTTAATTTTGCTGCTTACGATTTTTTCTCTAAAAAGTATTCTAGCACCTTTATATCTTCTTCGATAAGCTTGTTCATTGAAAATCTATACAAGATAAACAAAGTTTCCGTAACTCAGCCACAGTTTGTGCAAAAAGAGATGGAAAAATATTTCAACTTCTTGTGTAATATTTCTAGCGCAAACACCGGAAGCATTGATGGGGTAATATTGACTTACAATATCATTAATGACTTTCTTCAAAAGCTAAGTAAAGTTATTGCAACAGCTAAAGGATATGTAAAGTTAAAAGAGGTTTCTAGCTCTACTGATCCGCACATAGAGAATAACCCAAATATTGTTGCCAACACGAAAGAAAAAACGTTTCTCTTAAAAAAAGTTTTCAATACTTTATATGACGCATCTGTTCCACCAAGTCATGGTTTTGATTTTCTTTCCTCTGACTTGGAAACATCTGCTATAGATCCTTTTGTTGATTCAAGCTTGAAGGTTTTTACAAATATAAACTTAAAAGTAAGATTTGATTTAGAAATGCAAAAGCTTTTTAATATTGGAGATAATGGAGATGCAAGCACAGAAGTAAACGTACAAACAGGAACTGCTCTAGGGAACTTAATTCTAAACCCTAACGATACTGCTTTATCGACAAAGTATACTTTCTTGTCCCCATCAATCATCAATGTATCCAGAAAACGACCATTCTTTTCTTTGGGCGCAGCAATGGATAATAGACCACAGGATTTTTCTGAGTTCTTCATTGATATGTACGGATCTAAGATAAGGCAGTATGGATTTTTAGATTTAAATACAAATGTTAATGGATTTGAACCAAACTCTGGCAAAGCAGGACAGACGCAAGTAGATCTGACCGATTCAGAAAAGCAAAAAAGATATGACTTGATACGAATCTTTGCCGATAAAGGCTGTACTATTGAAGCAAATCCAACCCAAGCACCGGACACTTCTAGTATCTTTCCAACTAGCTTTGGACCGTTTGGTTTTGATGTAGGTTTTGCAAGCGATATTCTTTTGCACGACTTCAAAGACTACATTTTAGATACTAGTGTTAATGTAAATAAGCTTTTATCAATGGTTCTTTATATAGATGACTTTGCTCTTTTGCAAGGAAATGATAAAAATGGTGGCAATGCGAACACTATTGATTTTTACTACCCTTCGAAAGTTTACGGTGGAGATAACTTCAAGAAGCAATATTTAGAAGCTACAAAGAATGGAATGGAGCCACCACTTAAAAAGGCTCCAAATCATATCAAAGCCTTGTTGTTGGCTACAAATAACCCTGAAACTTCAAAAAATAACATAATCACGAGCTATGTTCAGCAGAACAGGGATCCGTTTAGAAATATCGATGGATTTCCATACATTATGTTGAACCATAAGATATTGAGCAGAATTGAAGTATTCAAAGGTTTTCGTAAAAGAAACGAAGAGTTAAACGTTTCAGACCCTATCTTTGAAGATCTCACAGAACAAGATTTATTAGAAAACAGTTTTCAAGATAATAACTTTATGCTTTGCAGAATAAAGAGATATTATACTACCTCTTATGGTATATATAAAAGTGAAAACATTGATCTACCAACTCTAGATGAATATTTCTTTGTAAGGAAAGTAGACGTTGCAGAAGCTCTTCCTGTTCCTCCACGAACTGAAATTGACGTGTCTCTTGGGAGACTCAAGACAGAAAGAGCAGAAAGGTTTGAAACAAGAAATCCAAATGACTTGATTAGACCTGAGTATATTCAATCTGGTTTATTAGAGGCACCTAGATTAGACGATGGGCTATCAGACCCACTTCCGAGAGAACAAATAGCTGCTGAAACCAAAAAGAAAGCTCTAGAATCTACAACGGGTCAGAACGAACAAAGATTAAGAGATAAAGGTTTAGGGTGGCTGCTTAAAGGTTACTCGGCGACTGGAAGAGAAACAAATATGACTGCAAATAAAAATGCAACAATACAAACGAAATCTGCTATAATGCAGGAAAAAAGAAGAACCACAGAAACAACTAATACAACCGGCAAGAAGTCTTCTTACTAAGGATTTATATTATGTCTTATCCAAATGAAATGACAAAGAATACATTAGATTCGATTATAAAAAGCTATGTCAATTCTATCGCTGTATTTCAACAGCAGGACAAGATTAATCCTTTAGATTTGCGATTGCCCGGATCGATTAATACCTCCATTGCAACAGGTCTAATCAAGGGATCTTCACTTCCAACTGATTTAGAGGAAAGTAAGTATATTTCTGAACATACAGTTGTTACATCTAATGGGATCATCCCCGGAGCATTTGACACAAAAGCCTTTGGAATGTCCCCGGCAGATCCAATCAGAGAATCACTCGGATTCTTTTGGGTATTAGATCCAGTGATCGGTCCAACATATGCACGGAATCAACTAGCCAAAAAACTAGAAGAAATGGGAGGAGAAGGAAATGCAAATTACTTTAGTGAGAATAAGACAGACCCTGCATCTCTATCTAAGATAATTTCCTCCTTCTACTTTAACTCAGAAATAAAGCCCGGAGTTTTGTATAAAACAATCCCAGCTTATTTCAAAAATGGTGTTGAGCATTTCGAGTTCACTGAGCCAAGCGTGTATACTCCAAATAAGCCCTTCGATTTTAAATCACCAGTTTTAAATGTTGGGTTCAATCAATACTTGAAAGTTCACTACAACTATTCTAAGGCAGCAATAAATCTCAACAAAAACTCTACTGCAACAGATTATTGGAACTCTGACGATGTTAAAAACACGGTTCCCTTAACTGTATTCAGTGGGTTAGAGATCAAAAATGAAGGTATAAAAGCAAACATTGTATCCGACGGATACAAAAGCGGATACAGCGAGACAACAGTATTCTTTGATCAATCTGAATCAGAAACAAACTGGGATGGGGTATTTCCGTATATACAAAAGTACAATCTAGGTGAGACCCCGGAAGAAGAAGACAACAGTATACAACAAATATCCAACAACATACTCTCAAAAGCATTTGGAGTATACGCACCAGATAACTATGAAGATCACTCTTTTTATTGCAAGGCTTCATTATCAGATGAAGTTGTCGAGATGTTTTCAGATGAACTAAACCAAAACGACGCTATAGCCGATATCGTCCCTGTATATAACTTCACAGCCCCCTTCTGGGAAAAAGCAACAAACAACTTTCAGCTATTTCCTGAAGCAGCAGACTCTGGTCAAGCATCTGTGAACAACGAGCTAGCTATTGGGAACATATATGCATATGCATTTAATAAAAATGATGCAGAAAAGTTAAAGTACGAGTTTGACAAATATGGAAGCAAGCTTTTATATTGTGGATTGGATGCAGATCAAGATGAATCTCTTCGTTATAGCAACTTGTTTTTTGCAACTCCCATCGGCGATTTTACAAAGAAAGTAGATGATATCAAGTATCAGTTTCCGATGTACACCGAGATTACTTTCAAACAGGAGCCTCTAGGTGAACTTGGCATAATGCTTCAAGAAAGCGGAATGCTATTGGAGTTTTATGAAACCTTGCTAAGTTACATATATACAGCAAACAAGCCACTGGGAAGCTTATCTGAAGGAGAGCTTAATTCTATATTTGCTTCTTGGGAAGAACTAGAAGAACAGGGAATATTGAACTCCGGTGTATATTCTAGTTTTGAGCCAAACTTAACCAACAATCGCTCCATTGCATCAAAAATAAAGAAACCAGCAGTATTAACTGATACTCCTGAATCATACATTTTGCAAAACGGACCAGTGGGAGATTACAACTTCCTTACTTGGCTAGAAACATACATTCAGTATTTAGATAATCCGCAAGATAACTGGAAACCATTTAGACCAACTAACACAATACAGAGGCATACAAAGTTTTTTGGTCTCAACAATCAAGAACTAGTGGACGCTTTAAAAGACTTTTCTCCAAAAAAGGTTTTTGGATTATTAAAGTTTATGCCAAAGTTCCAAAAGTTTGTGACAGAAAAAACCAGAGGATTGCATGACATTTTTTCAGCAGACAAAAAAGCTAGCAAAATGGCTTATTCTGAAACAATCATGTATCAAATCACCAAGAGAGACAACCTTGAAAACACAACTCTTCAAAGCATTTTCATTCCTCCTAGCTTGCTGCAAGATACAATAAAGTACATTGATACACAAGTTAGATACGGCAGAGAGTATAGCTATACCATCGAAGCGATTAAGATGGTAATCGGTACAGAGTACAAATACAAGGCAACAGTTCAACAGCAAGCTGACTTAGATACATTTTCTAGCATAGCAGAGAACACTTCTATACCGGGAGATAAAAACGATAAGTACGGAAACTTTAATCTGGATACAGATTATATTGGTTCTTTCCAAGCTCCCAATGGCGGACTTGGCGGACACCCAACTTTTAACAGGATCAATAAAACAACATCTAACACAACTGAGCAGATTGGATTATCTGTTATTGAAGTAAAGTACAGACCAACAGTCAGAGTTATAACAGTCCCTTATTATCAAGAGTCGAGAGTTGCAATTGTGGACAATCCACCAATGCCTCCATTAACGAATATTTATCCGTTATCTGGGCAGAAAAATAAGCTTTTAATGACTTTCGAGAATCAGACTGGAGATAGAGATCTTATTCCTGTGCCAATCCAAGATGGTGATTCGCTTATTTTTGACACATTAAGATTCTATCAACGCAGATTTACAAGAACTAAAGATGGGTCCTTGTACAATCCAACACTAAGATTCAAGTCAGACGATGTGGCTTTGGGATATCAAGTATTTAAAATAGCAGGTAAAAAGCCTACAGGTTATCAAAACTTTTCAAATGCTTTGGTTACCACAGTTAGCATGGAAAACTTGCAAGCAGGATATGAAGATACTATCGCAACAAATATTAAGTACTACTATACATTCAGAACAATAGATCGCCATGGAAATATCTCTAATCCTTCACCAGTTTATGAGGTAGAGATGGTAGAAGATTCAGATGTAACATATCCGATAATCAAAATCTTGGATAAGTTTGATAGCCCAAAAGATCACACGAACTCAAAGCCTTTTAGAAGATATCTAATGATAGATGCTGCCGATGATCAAATCATTCTTAATGAAGATCAAACCGGGATTGTCGATGATCAGACTGCTGTAACGGGGACAGATCCAGTTTTGGGAATCGCAGAGAAGTCACTATGGAATGACAAACTTTTCAAGTTTAGGATCAAATCTAAGCAAACTGGAAAGATGATCGATTTGAACATGCGATTCAAGACAAGGCACATTGTAGACGGCAATGAAAACACAAATTTATGCGATTGATTTAAAATATCACACTATTTACAGTAAAGTGCTAATTATATGGCAAAATAGTTTAGTTTTAGGAGAAAACGAATGAGCTTTTTAGATAACAGTGGAGACATTATTTTAGATGCTGTCTTGACCGATGCTGGTCGTGCTAGGTTGGCACAAGGAGATGGATCCTTTAAGATTGCAAAGTATGCTTTTGGGGACGATGAAATCGATTACTCAAAGTATCAAAATGCTAACTACGTTGATGGAGCAAACGCTAGCGGCTCTGCTTACTATGATATCAATATCTTGAGAACTCCGGTTTTGGAAGCGTTTACTAACAACACTTCTACAATGAAAAGCAAACTCATCTCCATTCCACAAACTAATCTTCTCTTTTTGCCAGTTATTGAGTTGTGTGACGCCAGCGGATTTGTAGGTGGCTCCACTCCAATGAATAATGAGACATGTCAGGCTAGTGGATCCTATGTTGTTGGGGTTGATGAAACTTCTGACGATACTTTTACGGCTTTGATGCCTGACCGAAGAGTCGGAGTATTCAAGGGGTTTGACTCAGAGCCGCCTGAAAAGAACATCGTAGTTCATCAAGGTCTCAATACGACAGCGATTTCACCAGCATCGACACTAGACACAACATTGGTTGAAACTCAGTTTATTGTTGAAATGGACAACAGACTCGGATCTTTGACGACTCCAGCCGGTCAAGTTGTATCATATTCATTTTTAGATGATGACAACATAGCGACATACAATATTTCAAACGCAGGTCAGGGAACTGATTTCTTTGTTACAAACATTGGAACAAATGCATCTGATAGTCCAATTGCAGGACCTCGTGGAGTAGGCTTCAAATTCAAGCTTAAGCCAAGCATTGAATTGCAAACAAGCACTTATTTGTTTGAGAGAATCGGGGTAACTGGGGCAACATGGTCAACGGGAGCATCATGCAGTGTTGTCCACATTTCGTCCTATAGTTACATCGACACAATAGTGAGAATCACCGGAGCAACAACTGGATACAGAATAGATATCCCAATTAGATACGCAAAAGTAGTATAAAATAGGCAGGATTAAAAATGGCAACAACTTTTAAACAGTTTTTAAATAACGACGTTACAACAACAAGAACCTTATTGCATGAAAGCATTCCTGTAACTGGATCTATTGTTTCTGGAACATACAATGAAGGTGGGCAGTCTGATGCGGAAGCCACCAATATCAAAAACTATTCACATGGTTTGTTTCAGTCAGTATATGACTATCCATACTTGAGTTCTTCAGCCAATCACATCTTTGATATTACAGTTGGATATTCTAATAACTCGCCATTGTCTTCCAGCACCAACACTCAGAACTTGGATAAAATCAACATTTACAACCAAATGGCTCAAGTTCTTGTTGGTCACGATGTTAACGGAAACATTAGAGAGTTTGATGCAGACGGAGATTTGACAGGTGGAGACAAAATTCAAACTGCTTATTTCTTTAACTTTGCAAGACTTCTTCAAAAAGATGAAATCAAAAGAGGAAGCTTCGAGATGGAGTTTGGAGCAACTCAGACTGGATCATACGATGGCTCTGCATTTGAGAAAAGATTTAAAGTTGCCGATTTAAGTGGGTCTTCTCAATATTTCACAAACTCCCCAGCAGGCGAATATGGAATCCTTTATGCAACAGCTAGTGATGGAGGCGCTGCTGGCGACACTCTTGAGAACGAGGAAGTCGCAGTTGGTCTAGTATATTACCAAGCCGGAATCGCTGTCTTGTCTGGATCTATCTTTAATACAAGAAACTCTGATGATGACAATTTTAATAACGGTATTATTGAACAAGGCAAGCCTTTGAATATGTATAGGACAAACGCCGATGAAACTGGAGATGTTGCTTCTTTTGATGCAAAAGGGCAGCAACTTTTCATAACAGGATCCTCCATTTCTGGCTCTGCTGATATGGTTAGAAACAGACTTTACAATGTAAGTTTTAACAATACAACTGAGCTTAACTCTACAATCTATTTCTGTAGAGCAGGTCACAATGAGTTCAACTATAGCTCTAATCCAACGTACTTGTCGTCAAGTCAAATCAGGGTAAAAGAAACAACCCTCGACCAGCCAGTGTCTTACATCACAACTGTCGGTCTGTATAGTGCAACAAACGAACTACTTGCAGTAGCAAAGCTTTCAGAACCTCTCAAGAAAACTCCGGAAACAGAGCTTACCTTGAGAGTTAGACTTGACTACTAGGAGGTGTAGTGAATTGTGCCTTATTACAAGTTTGGACCAGATGATTTAATTTATAATACAGTTAAGGTATATCCAAGAGAAAACTTCTTTATATACCAAAACGCCATCTATTATAATAATACTCCAGAACAAGCAGCAACGAGAGGCGCAACAACTGTTACAAATGTTCCAGTTGGATACACTAGTTTGTATGAACTCAACATTGATAGACCAGAGTCTGAGTTCATTTATCCTTTTATAACAAAAGATGGAAGCTTGTCTGCTTTCAAAACCATTTCAAAAAGCGAGTTTAATACAGATTTCCAATATGGTGATACGATTACTGGAAGCTATCCTTTGTCGGCTAGTATTTCTAGAAACTACTATTCACAAGGTCAAGACAGAAATCGAATAGAAGCACTTCAGACTTCTTTTGATTATTACAAAACAGTTAGCAGGCATTACAGCTATACGTCTTCTTTGGGAGACAAATCTGATCAGGCAATAAACTTGATCTCTATACCTTCTATTTTCTATGGAGACTCAATCAAGAAAAGAACTGTCGAGCTTAACTTTTATGTTACTGGTACTTTGACAGCCAGATTAAAAGACATACATGGAAACGGAGAACTCATTCAGGTTTCTGGAGCAGCAAACAATCTTGGGTCAGATTATGGATCTGGATCTGTTGCTGGAGTAGTATTTTACAATGAAGGTTTCATAGCTCTAACAGGCTCTTGGGACTTAGATCCGGATCACACAGAAAACTATATTGGATCTGCTGTTCCACCAAGGTGGATTTACTACGGAGTAGGAGCAGAGACAGCCAGCTTGGGGTACAGCATTCCAGACAGCAGTTTTGAACTGAAGTTTTCTGGATCATCTACCATTCCAAGAATGACAATGTTTGCAAGAGCAGAGAGAGGATCTCTTAATTTCTCAAGCAATCCAACTTTTGTAGCATCAGCGAGTGCAAATATTCAACCAACAACAGGCACATTTGGCTATGTTGAAAACGGCAAGAAAATGCCAAAGAATATTGTTAGTGGATCATATTCAGATTACAATGCAGAGTTTGAAAAAATAACTTACGTTTCCAAGATTGGTATTTACGACGAAGATAAAAATCTTATTGGAATCGCCAAACTAGCAACTCCAATCAAAAAGACAGAAGAAAGAGATCTCACTTTCAAATTAAAACTTGACATTTAATCTGTAACCTGCTATAATCATTAAATGATTCTAGGATTAGACATTTCAACTAGTATTATTGGTATTACCATCTTGAACAAAGACGGCAATATTATACATACAGAAGCACTAGACCTGCGAAATAAAAACCACTACCCAGATGTGTATAAGAAATACGAAAGAGTTTATGCTTATTTCTTGGAACTGAAGCTAGACTATAACTACAATTTCTCACATATCTTCATTGAGCAAAGCCTACAAATGTTTCGCTCTGGCTTTTCTTCAGCAAAGACTTTATCAACACTTTCCTCGTTCAACGGGGTAGTTTCCTACCTTTGCTACCGAGAACTAAAGAAGAAACCAGAGCACCTTTCAGCCGCTTCTGCTCGCAAATCCTGTGGCATTTCTATCCCCAAGGGACAAAAGGCAAAAGAAGTGGTTGTTCAGTTTTTGCTTGACAACGAGCCCAAGTTTGTAGTAGAGTACACGAAATCAGGCAATCTCAAACCTAAATATTACGACATTGCCGATAGTATTGTAATAGCAAAAGCAGGATACGAACTTGTCCAACAGCGAAAAGATAACAATCCTTAAAGATTTCCTCGGTGGCTACAACAAGTCAGGAGGCGAATATCTTTTCACTTGCCCTAAATGTAATCACCACAAGAGAAAACTAAGTGTAAACATTGATAAAAATGTTTTCAAGTGTTGGATTTGTGAATACAGCGGCACTAATATTGGTCGTCTTGTTCGAAAGTATGCCGACTTCAATCTCAAAGCCAAATGGAAAGAGATTTCAGGTCAATACGAAATCGAGCAGTTTGACGAGATTATTGCCTCTCTCTTCCCTGAAGAAGAGGAAGAGTTGGACGAGATCGTAAAACTCCCAAATGAGTTCGTATCCCTCGCAAATAAAAGCAGATCTTTGCTTTCTACTAAAGCACGGAACTACCTTACGAGACGAGGGATCACAGAAGAAGACATTTTGTTCTGGAAGATAGGATATTGCCCGAGCGGAGAATACGGAGGAAGAATTGTTATTCCTTCATTCAACGAAAATGGTGATTGCAACTATTTTATTGGCAGAACTTATCAGGGAGACTGGCGAAAGTACATGAATCCGCCAACTTCCAAGAGCAAAATCATCTTTAATGAACTTTATATTGATTGGGATGAAGAATTAATCTTGACAGAGGGAGTATTTGATGCTATAGTCGCTGGGAAAAACTCGGTACCTATCTTGGGATCGTCGTTGAAGGAGCAATCTAAGTTGTTTAAAAGCATTATTTCTAATGATACGACAGTTTATGTTGCTTTGGATCCAGATGCCGAAGAGAAAGCATCGGGTTTGATTGAAAACTTAATTAAATATGGTGCGGAAGTATACAAAATAGAAGTTGCTCCGTACAGTGATGTAGGCGAAATGCCGAAAAGAGAATTCCTAAAGAGGAAGAAAGCCGCTAGGCTTATGTCATCGGAAGATGCATTTTTACAAAAGTTTATCAGCAGTTTTAATTTTTAATAAAGGAGAGTTTAATGAGTCAATTGGAAGATATCCAACTTAGCGATGATACTTTGATTACCTTGACATATGAAGATGTCTACGAAGGTCGTCATTGTGATGATGAGTTTGAGCAATGGGCAGTGGAAAACACAAGCACAGTAGAAACTTTGGTCGAGGTAATCAATAGTGGTGTAAATGTTTTGGCTGTTTATGGTAACAAGCCTATTATGAACTCTGTCCCAGACTATATGGAGTCAGATTTTACTGAGGCTATGGAAGGAACAGAGGCTGGAAGTGAAGGATTTACTGAAAAACTTAGTGATTTCCTGACTTCTAACTATATGGATATGGACAGTTTCATTGAGCGAACTGTTGAGCAGTGGGATTACAAGGAAGGTTCTTGTACTGTTGCTGCGACCATTAAGGTCACACTAGGAGATCTTCGTCAGAACGAAGAAGTATTTTCTGGTTGGACCGCTTCAGTGCCAATGGGAAAAGGCACTTTTACAACTGAACTATAAAGGAGTTTATTTTGAAGAATTTATTTATTTTATTTACCGCTTTCACTTTTGCAGCAGCATTCATTGGCTGTGAAGAAGAGGAAGAAACTACTGTAGAAGAAGCAGCAGATGCTGCTGAAGGCGAGGAAGCCGCTGAAGAAGAAGCGGAAGAAGAGCCAGCAGAAGAAGAGGTAGAAGAAGAAGCCGAAGAGGAAGCCCCTGCTGAAGAAGAAGCAGAGGAAGAAGTCGAAGGCGAAGAGGCAGCAGAAGAAGAGGAAGAGGCTGAAGAAGAAGCCGATGCCGAAGAAGAAGTTGCCGAAGAAGAAACTACTGACGAAGAAGAAGTAGT